GTTAATATTGATGTTCAAGGTTTACCTAACTACATTAACGAAGCATCTACAGGTGGTCGTAAAAAAGAATTATTTGCTGCATTACAAGAAAAGCAAATGTTAATGGGTCCGTTAATGACCCCTTCAAAACTTATCCCTCGTAAGGATGAAGAAACAGGTGAAGAATATAAAGTATACTTTACTAAAGAAACTATTGAAAAAATTGCCTATAAAATGATGGAAGATAAGCTATTAGATGCTGTCAACATTGAACACGATGGAGCAAGAAGAGTAGATGATGTTTATTTAGTAGAAACTTGGATTGTAAAAGATCCTGAAAAAGATAAATCATTACTTTACGGATTTAAACCTGTTGAAGGACAGTGGTTTGGTATCTATAAAGTAAAAGATGGACGTGTTTGGAATGAATACGTTAAAACAGGTAAGGTAAAAGGATTTAGTGTAGAAGGTTACTTTATCAATAACATCTTAACTAATAAATAATGAACCCAGCAAATTTAGTAACACCACAGTTATTAAAGAAAATAGATGGTGCTAGCACTATCGTTGTTGCTGGCTTTACTAAAACAGGTAAAATTACCATTTCAAATAAACTATCAGAAGAATTAGGATACCCTATTATCAAATCAGACGATTTTAAGGTTGAACAATTCGGTACGACAAAAGCATTATTTGCCTTTATGGGTGAATGTTTAAGTTACTATAATACACGTAAACCTGTAATAATTGAAGGTGTTAAAGCATTTAGATTATTGCGTAAGGGATTACAATTAAGGAGTTTTTATCCTGATGTAATTATTAGAACAGAATGTAACGAAGCTACTATTCGTCATTTTTATAAAAAAGATGGTGAAGAGGAGAAAGCTGACCGTGCAATGTCTTTTAATAAAGGTTTACAGACAACTTGGGATTCATATTTATTAATGTTAGATGAAAAGTTTGTTATAAAGAAACCCAAAATAATTACTTTAACAACAACTTTACCACAATATGCCAATTCCAAATAGAAGAAAAGGACAATCAAAGGACGAGTTCCTTACAAAATGTATCGCTCAACTCTCGGGCGAATATAGCCCTAAACAGGCGGCGGCCATTTGTTATGTACAAATGTCTAAAGAGAGTGATAATTCACAATATGTATCAACAAAACAATTTTTTAACAAAACTAATATGAACAAAGAAAGACTAAAAGAGCTAGTTAAAGCTCATTTCAATTTGGTTGATTCTGTTCCTTCAAAAGAAACATTTGGTGAAGTATACGACGAGAACAAAGCGTTTAAAATCGTTTTCCCAGGTGATACTTTAAAAGTAGGTGACGAAGTTAAAGTCGTTACTAGAGAAGGTCAAGAATCATTAGCTCCAGATGGCTACCACAAATTGGAAGATGGAACTATGATCAAAACTGAAGGTTCATCTGTAGTAGAAATCGTTTCTCCTGAAGGTGAAAAAGAAGAAGAAATGGCTGCTGAAGATGGTTTAGGTGCTGTAGAAGATGAAGAAAAAGCTGCTGTAGAAGCTGCTTTCGCTGCTGATCCTGCAATTTCACAGGTTGAAGGAACTACTCCTCAAAACGCTGTAACCGAAACTAACCCTGACGTTGAAGCTAAAATCACTACTGAAGCTGAAGTACAAGCTGAAGAGATGATGAAAAAAGTAAAAATGGCCATTGACGAAGAGATCGCATCTGCAGTTGCAGGCATCAAAGAAGAAATGGGCAAAATGAAAGAAAAATTAGAAGCTCTTGCTGCTGCTCCTGCTAAGGAAAAAGTAACAATGGGTGCTAAAACTGAAAAATTTTCAACCGATTCACTTCAATCAAAACAAATGAAAGTGATGGCTGAATTGCTTAAAAACAAAAAATAAATAAACAACCCCAAACAATTAAATAACTAAAATCATGTCATTAAACGTATCTGCCCTTAGTGATTTTAACAACCAGATTGCTGGTGAGTTAATCATCAAAATGGTTTATGCTGGTTCAACTATGGAATATATCACCATCCAAGAAGGTGTTAAATACCAAGAGCCAATTAACCTATTCGAAGTTAGCCTTTTCATGCAAAACGGTACTTGTGTATCTAACGCATCTGGTTCAGCTACCTTCTCTCAACGTACTATCGAAGTATGTCCTCGTACATCTTTCGACGCTTTGTGTTTGAAAGATCTTGATAAGAAATACTTAGGTATCTCTGCTCTTGCTCCAGGTTCATACAACGAAACATTCGCTTTAGCAACTCAATACTCTGAGTTACTTGTTAACCAATTCCAAAAAGCAAACGACCAATTCTTGTGGAGACAAGTTTCTGGTTCAGCTTCTACTTTCGGTGGAACATGTGCTGTTAACGGATTGAACGTTATCATCTCTGGTTCAACTTCAGGTGTAGTAGTTCCTACATTCACTGTAACTGGTTCAGCAATGGTTTCTACCACTAACATTTTGTCTACTATGGACCAAATGATCGCTACTTCAAGTGCTGATGTTGCTGATCGTGAAGACTTAACTTTCTTCATGAGTGTAACTTTGTTCCGTAACTACTTGACTGCTCTTCGTTTAGCTAATAACTTCTACTTTGATCCAGCTTCAGTAACTAACCGTGGTGGTTTGTATGAAATGGCTTACCCATTCCAACCAAACATTAAAGTTGTTGGTACTGTAGGTCTACAAGGTTCAAACCGTATCGTTATGGGTCCTGCTAAACAAATCGTAGCTGGTACTGACTTGTTATCTGACTTCACTGAATTCCAGTTGTGGTACGATATCAACACAGACACTTTACGTCACAGAATCTCAACTAAATTGGGTGTAAATATCGCATATCCTGAATTCTGGGTATCTAACGATCTTGCCTAATTTATATTTTAATAATTTAAAAACTAGAAAATAATATAATTATGGCTTGTGATATTACCTCAGGATTTCAACTTGGCTGCCGTGACAATACCGGTGGTCTGAAAGCAATTTATATTCTTTCTGGTTCTATAACTAGCATTTCAGGAAGCCAGGGATTGATTACCGCAATCTCTGGTTCTGGAACTTTCTACCAATTCCAATTGTTTAGACAAACATCTAACTACAGTGAAGAATTAGTAGCAACACCAGAAAATGGAACTATCGTTTACAATCAAACTGCAAACGCTGTGTTCTTCAAAATGCAAACGTCTACTAGAAACCAGGTAAGAGTATTAGCTCAAAACCCTAATTTAAGAATCGTTATCGAAACACAAAATGGTAGCGAAAATGGAAACGCTCGTTGGTTCTTGATGGGACAAGTAAATGGCGCTCAGTTGTTGAGTGGAACTGGTCAAACCGGTACTGCATTCAGCGACTTGAACGGATATAACCTTGTGTTCTCAGGCAACGAACCAAATCCAGCATCTGAAGTTAGTGGTTCAGCAACTACATTCAGCGGTTCATTAAGTGGTATTACAATTACCTCTTACGCTTAATTTATAACTAATTAACCAAAATGGGGGTTGCGCTAATGCGTTAACCCCCTACTTGGTTGAAAAATCACAGTAAGATGCTACAATTTGACCGTTCATTAAGTACTAATTCAAACGCTGTCTATCCTAATATAACAGCATCTGTAGGTACTACTACTTTATTACTAGATTTTACTCAATCCTACGATTCATCTACGACAGCAAACGTTGCAGCAGTTTTATTAAATACTGTAAGTCCTTCTAATGAATGGTTAGTATTTCAAGTAAGTGGATCTGTAGTACCAACTGCTTCAGGTCAATATAATGTTGACATATATCAAGCTACTGCTGTTACAAGTAGTTTAGGTACTTGGGGTGCTCAAGCTACTTTATGGGTTGATACAGCTAATCAATGGAATGGTGCAGGTGGATTTATAAAAGGTAATTTCTTATCAACTGAAAGAGCTTATGTGAGTGGTAGCAATGAAATCAGTATCACACAATATTTATCACCGACAAGTAGTAGATATTACACTTATAACTACCCATAACAATGAGTGAAAACAAAAAATATACTTTTAAAACGATTCCTAGAACAACAGCAACTAATGAACGTATTAGTTTAGTTGAACGTAAAAATCAGTTTTATATTAGTTTTGGAACCGATAATGGTTTTCCTAATAAACTAATTGATTTGATGAATTACTCATCAATTCATGGAACTTGCATTAACGCAACTGTAGAAGCCATTATAGGCAATGGATTAACGTCTAATATGCCAGAAACACTTGACTTCGCCAATTACGATAATGAATCATGGAACGACATATTTAAAAAAGTATCTAAAGATTTAAAATTATTCGGTGGATTTGCTTTAGAAATTATTTGGTCTAAAGATAGAACTAAAATTGCTGAAGTATATCACATCGATTTCTCTTATTTAAGAGCAAAAGAAAAGAATTTTAGAGGTAAAGTACCTGGATATTATATTTGGGATGAATGGAATGGAGTTAACTCATATGTTAACCAATCTTTAGAAGATATTCCATTTTTACCAGTTTATAATCCATTTAATAAAGATGAGGAACCATCACAGATATACGTATATCACGCATATCGTCCTGGAATGAAATATTATCCGGTTCCTGACTATGTAGGTGCACTCAAAGTAATTGAATTAGATGCCCAAGTTGATAATTTCCACCTT